AATAATGCATTTTATATCGGTGGAAAAAATGGTTATGTTTTTAATTCTAGCAATGGAGTTATTAATAACAATGGGACATTTGTTAACGATTCAGCATTTCAAAATAGTGGTGCGACAATTAACAATAATGTTGGATCAACGCTTACAATCAACAATAGTTTATTAACAGGCGACTCGTCTGTTATAAGTATTATAAATAATTATGGGACTATTATTATTAATACAAGCGCTTTGTTCGGTGTTCGTTATCTTCCGGCTAATAATAAGGCGTTAATCAACAATTATTACAGCATTATAAATTATGGCTATATTTTAAATTCACGAGGAACAATAACAAATTTTACTAGCTCCTCGTCTTTAACTGTTATGTTTGATAATTATGGAACCGTTGATAACAGTTCCAATAATAATAGCAAAATAATTGGGGCGAGCAAATTGTTCAATGAACCAAGTGGCCTTATTATAAATGATGGAACTATTATTCAATAACAAAAAGGTTCTATTGCAACAAACATAAAAAATAAAATAAAATCAAAAACGTATTTATAATAAAATTTTAATATATAGATTTTTATTATAATGAATAGCGTCCCAAATACATATTCTTCTCCAGCCCCTTTTACAACTCCCACATATGTCGCTCCAGCGCCGGCATATTCCTTTTTAGGGTTGTCGCTTACTATGTGGGTTGTCATTATTTTAGTTCTTGCCTTTTTAGGGTTTAACATTTTCACTTATTTAGCAAAAGGAACTCAAGGTTTTGCCGATTTATTTGGCCCATGGGTTAGATATTTTAGTGGTTTAATCGGCAACACTGCTGCGGATGTCACAAAAAATGTAACAACGACTGCTGCAACTGGAACTAACGCAGGCGTTGATTTACTCGCCGGAGCGGTCACTGGAGGAGTTGATGTAGTTCAACAAGTTGCGGGAGCTATTGTTCCGACCGGAGCGACAGCAGCTTCATCAATTACGGGCGGGGTTCCAACAAGAGCAACAGTTCCTTCATACGATTCTTCATCACAAAACAATCAATTGAACGCGGCATTAAAACAACAAACGCAACATTCTGGTGGGTTTAGCGCCGATGATGCAACGAGCGCAATTCAATCAAACAAATCATCAAGCAAATCTGGATGGTGTTATATTGGCGAAGACAGAGGATCCAGAAGTTGCGTTCAAGTCGGTGAAAATGACAGATGCATGTCTGGTGATATTTTTCCTAGTCAAGACATTTGTGTGAACCCTAGCTTGAGGGCTTAAAGGGGAAGGCTCGGTCTTAAGGTAGACCCTTGAAAACAAATGTAATTAAACCTCGCACGTCATCGCCTTCAATTTCACTATAAACGCAGTCAAATATGTGATCCCAATCCATCCAAGAATACTCGCCGCTAGCACAAGGATCTGAACGGAATTTTCCGAGATTAATATAATTTTTTAGACCGCGCGACGACCACAATTTGCGATCATCTTCTTCTGGAAACATAGAATTAACGTGCCATTCACCGACGCTGCTGTGAATTACTAGTTTTTCTCCTGATAAAATCTTTATGCATTCCAGTGTGTTTGACCCGTCAACCCACGAATCAACCATGATTGGGAATTCTGTTGTATTATGAAAATGAATATATTTGGTTGTCATTTGCTCTTTGTTGATTATAAATGTAATTTTGTGTGAACATGTATAATCAATTTTTTATTTCAAAGTCAAAAGCGCTGCAAGACTCGCATTAGGTTTAACTGCATTTGCTGAAAACAAAAGTTTTTCGTTTTCCGGCCATTTGTTGCCTCCAGCGGAGAAAGTGCGACGTTGTCTAGGATAGTAAGTTGGAAGACCGTCATTGTAGCACAATGAAATAATTTTTCCAGGAACATCCGAATCAGAAGTTGGAAAACACGATTGATTTGAAGTTGTTTTATAAACTTGTCCAGTGCAAATATTTTCACTAATATTACAAACAAGCGTTCCTCCATCTGGTATAATGTTTGGATCGGCCGAAGGAACCGTGTCATTCAAAACGTCGCTAGTAGATTTTCCGGTTGAAGGAACAAGTTGCGGAAGTCTTATTTCTTCTTCGGTGCTTCTTTTTGGAGCGGATATTTCGGGAACAAGTGGCGTAAAATCTTTACCTTGTATTTGGAGACCATCATTTGACGGCAAAGAATTATAAGTTTGTAACAATTGCCTTTCAGGACACGTTAATGGTTTATACGTTTGTTGAAACGAAAAAAATGCGCCGTTATTGACGGAATTTTGACCTCTTCCAGTCAAGTTCACCAAAGGCTCCGTATTTTGCGCGTTTATATTGTAATAACCGACGCGTTTTAAGCTTCCAATATTCGGATTCGTATATGTCTGAGTTTGAGTTGCCCAAGTAGTTGTGCGATTCGTCCACATGCCTCTGGCGATTTGCGCGTATCTTTGTTGTTTTGTTATATTTGAACTATTTTTTTTATATTGCAACACATTTCCTTTTTTTAAAACATCAACTCGGTAAGCACCTCCATTTTGAAAATTTATTGTCGCGTTAGAATAGGCGCATTGATTTTGAAAACGATACCATTCTCTCGGAGGTCGTGGATTATAGTTGGGACCAAGACACGACATAGTTTATATATTTATATAGACACGAGATTTAAATATATAAAATTAAACAACCCTGGTTTTAGTATCTGCGCGTTCCTAGAGGGTTAAATTGGTCACCAGCCCCAGCAAAAAACCATCTTAAAGATAAATAGTTGGGATTTTTAAGGTTAATAGCATTAGAGCCGTTCATCTTTGTATTGGGACCAGCTTTCACTAAATTATAAATGGCAGCAGTTCCTAACGAGTAATCGTAATACCATAAATTGGAAATGTACCCAGAAAACCCGCCATTTAATGCTACATTAACGTCACCATAGTTTTGCTTTGGAACACTGGTTAAGTGTAAGCTTTTGGTAATAGTTCCGTTAATGTAAATATCTATATTTGTATTGCGGCATCTGATAATTACGTTTACCCATTTATTTAAAGGGATGTCATTGACAACAACCTCTTCATTTATGTTATTGTAAGTATTCATAACAACTTTCAATGCGTTTGTATTTGGCACAATGTATAACCCAGGCGCATTATTTGGGAAATTTAACCCATTTTCAGCAACATTCGCATTGCCTTTGCTAAAAATGTGCCTATAAGTTGACGCGGGGGTGTCGTCAATAAAAACCCAAACAGACCAAGTAAATTCTATTCCTTCCGGGCCATTAACGGAACGCGATATGGGTTTTGCGTTGGCCTTGGATGGATCCTGAGGTATAATTAATGTTTGTTTTGCTTCAATCATACCGTCTATCAAATGAGGTGAATTAGTCGGGCCAAAAAACCACGCCAATATGCCTATAGAAAATTGCAACACAACAACGAATAAAAGGAAGACCAATAATATAAAAGACACCCTCGCGATTAAACTGCTAGAATTCATAAAGTCTTTTATTCCACTTCCTCTTCCTGTGCTTTGGTTTATAAAACTTCCGTTATCCATCTATATATATATTATAGCATTAGAAAAACATTGTTAACGTTAAATTGTAAAACCGCCGGTTTCCATTCCGTTGTTTGACAAAGATACCTTAACTTGGTATTTTCCGAAAACATTGGATAGCCAAGAACCGCCGTATCCCTTTTTATAAATATTCCAAGCCATTTGCGGGTCAGTTGAATTGGGGAAATATTGGAATTTGGCGGTCCATCCAGCAAATCCGCCAGCTGGCGTGACATAAACACTCGCATCTTGATTAATCTTTGGAACGCCAGGTAAAACGCAGGTTTTCACTAATTTTCCATCAAGGTAAACGTCCAAGGTTCTTCCGTAAGTGCTAATTAACAAGTTAACCCATTTTTGAATGGGAACGTTTGTGACAGAACACGTGTGAATAACAGACCCGTCTGCCGCTTTAGTGCTCTCGCTTGACGCAGCCGCGCCGGAACCAGGATAGCACGTCAATGATATAGAAAGATTGTTTTCAATGCTTCCTAAAACAACCGCGGGGCAAGGCCCGGCTCCAGAAACACCACTCACAGAAACGCCTGCAGAGTCAGTTAATGAGCCCATGCGACCAAACAAAACCTTGTTCTCTCCGTACTTATAATTCCAATCATTTATGTAAAACCATATGGAATATGTAAAGTTGTTAGAATTCGCGACATTTCCCGTAGCTAAGCTGTTAGCAGCAATTGTTTGCATAGTTGTCCCAGAGCTTAAATTACTCAATGTGTTAACGTCGGAGAATACGTAACGAACAACATAGTAAAGTAAAACGATAATGATAATTATAAGAAGAACATTCTTAATATCCATTGTATAGTATATATTATATTCATAGAAATTATCTTGAACATAATAATGTCGGGAAGGTCCCCAAAGTGCAACAATTACAATAAATTACACGCCATTAAAGTTGTCTTTGTTTGCAGTTGCAAACCATTTAAACGACAAGTAGTCTGAAAATACTTTATTAGGGTCAGATTTAACGGGTTGATCGGGGGTAACTTCAGACTGTGGCGGTTCACTTTTAACGTCAATGTTAATAGGAATTGCAATCACTGGAGGATTTGTTTTTAAGTTGGCACCCTTTAATACATTTTTAACAATTGATTCTTTGGATGGATTTGCTACTGGAGGAGTTTTATCTTTAACAGTGTTGTACAAGTAATAAACCTGCGAACTATTGACGCTTGTATTAAAATAGGTTACATTGCAAATGGCTCCGTTTACTCCGTTGTTTGCGCCTATTGTCAATACATCCTTTGACATTTTTGGAACTGCTTCATTGACCGATTTAACCAATTTGCCGTTATAAAAGATGTCTAAAGTTCCATTGCTATAATTAATAATAATGTTGTTCCATTTTTGGAGGAGAACATCCGACATTTCATAGACAATAATATTGCCATCAGCGTCAAGATGTTGAGGGTTTGTTAATCTGCTCGCACTTCCAACTGCCGGTTCGCCATCATTCGCAAGCGTTATCCTGAGTTTATTTTCAGACGCGTTATAAAGAACATTAGGTTTATTGCCATAGTTTAATAAAGAGGTGAATTTATTAAGAGAGCTGCTCGCATTTGGGCTAACCGCATCAATGAAAACCCAGAATGAAATAGCGTATTTATAATCGTATAGGTTGTTTTCGTCAGTTCCATTCAATGCGTCATAAGTTCCGATGGTGTTTTCAGAAGTTGTGGAGACTGGATTATTAACCAATGTGACGCCACCTTGCTTTGATAAGTTGGTTTGAACTTGTGGACCAATAAAAAAATATGCAATGTAGAGAAAAATAATTATAAACAATAAAACCACGTATGTATATGGTGTGTTTTTTGTATTTTCTACGGCAGATGTCAACCCGCTCCACAAACCGCTAATCCCAGCCTTCCCGGCATCTCCCGTGAAACCAAGAACGCTTAAAAGGCTATCAATTACTCCAACTAAAATGCATGGTATGTACAAGAGAGTGTTAACTATAAGTCTAAAAAACGGGCTCTTCTTATAATATGCTCCGCCGGTAATTAGCTTGAAAACTAGACCCAAAACTGCAACAACAATAAATAAGTTTAATATAAATGATACTATCCCTGATTTTGACGAGAGACCTTCAACGCCAGTTACCAACCAGCCAATTAATAATCCAGAAAATATGAGACCAAATAATAACATGAAAACTTGCCTAGCTATTTTTGTTATATTTGACATGCTCGCGTTAATATTTCCACTATTATCTATCAGTTTAACGTCAGAAAAGGATAAAATCCCGAAAAATAGAATCCATAAAATAAAAATAATGATTAGTAAAATAACGATTCCGGAAACCCTGGTTGTTTTGTCAGAGCCGACAAAGTCAGTTCCTTTTATAAACCCTCCTGGATAAGCTAATATTCCTGCGACAACTAAAATTAAGAAAATCAAAAAGGCGACCCCACTATAAAACCCCATTTTTGAAACGCCTTTGAATAATCCTTCTCCTGGCGTTGCCGTTCCAGCTAATCCAGAAATTCCCGAACCACTTACCACCGGAGCTGTCATCAATGTTAGCAAATAAAGAAATCCAAATATAGCCAATAAAATGGTTACAACGAGAGAAGGTCCGAAGTAAGACTTTAAATAACCCCCCGGATCAACAGTGTAAAGTAGCAACATAAAAACGATGAGACAAAAATATATTATTGCGTATTTAACACGTTCATAGTTTAATTCAAACCCGTAAAGCTGACCCTTTTCAGTTGCTAAATAGAATAAATAAAATCCGATTAAAATAGTTGCTGGGAAAAATAGAAAAGAATAAGCGTCTATGATTCCGCGAGGAACGTTTCTATAAAGAACGATGAGCCCGATTATATACGCGGCAAGAATAAATACATATTTCAGTCTACTTAGAAAGTTAAGCAGTTCTTTATAATTTGGAATGGTCATAAACGCGATTAATAAAATCGCCACAGTAAAAGCCGTTATCATCATTATTGTGTTGTTTTCATCTTGAGATAAAAATTTTAGACCCGATGAAGAAGATGAATTAGCTGGGAAATAAATAAGAGTAATAACTACACCAATAAGAGTGAGCATTACAGCGAAAAACGTCGCGTATATCAATGGTGTTTTTATTTTTGAATAGTCGTAATTTTTTATGGGTTCTATATTTGAGTTGTTTATTATAGGTATTGCTCTAGCTTTTGGAATGTCCATAATATATAACCACATTATATTTTATGGATTTTTGGCTCAACCTTTTTCCAACCTTTGTTAAAGGTTGAATTTTATGGATTTTTGGCTCAACCTTTTTCCAACCTTTTTCCAACCTTTGTTAAAGGTTGATAAACATTTCATTGTTTATTCTATAAACTAACGTTTCTTGGTGATATACGTGACAGTTTTTTCTTAGAATTTCATCTAATTCATAAAAAAATGCGCGAGTCAAATTATACATAACATTAATGTTGCCGATGTAAATGTTATCAATGCCCTTTTCTTCTCCGTTAAATACGAAAACATTTTTTGTAAATTTAATTCCAATATTACTTTTAATAAAATTAATTAAGAATTCACCATCAAAACTGTTGCTATTGTTTAGCAAATCAAATCTTAAATTCACAATCATTTCGTCATCATTTATATTTTTATTTTTATTTTTATTGTGAAGATATTCTACTATTTTATGCTTTCCATACCAATAATTTTTCCAACCTATAATTGGCATTGAGTTATTATTTATTTTTCCCTCCAAATTCCCAATCAATTGTATTTTAGAGTCGTCGTCAATAATAATATGGTCTATTAAATGTTTTAAATTGTCAAAATAATAATAAATTATTTCTTCGGTTACCGGGTTATTATTTTCGGTTATATGTCTCCAACTAACATTGTTAGCAAAGACGTTCCATGTGTGTATAAATATTTTTAAATTTGGTTCTAAATCATACACTCTTTTTATAAAATTAATTAAATCCTGACTCTCAAAGGAATTGCGAATGTGCCCCCTTATTATTAATATCATAATATAGATATGAATAAAAAATAAAAACGAAAACAATCGCAAATTATAAACAACTCTTGTTAAAGGGTTGAATTACATGTTTTCCATTGCGGTCTTTTTTCCGTGACAATCTCTGCACAATGCAACCAAATTTGCCACTTCATTTGTTCCTCCGTATTCTAGTCGTTTAATGTGATCAACTTCAAACCATGCATTTAATTGGGTTTTGCAATCCCCGCATTTCCACCCTTGTTGAGAAGCCACGTATTTCTTCTTTGTTTCGCTAACAGATCGTTTTGTGCTTTTTCCACCAGATTGCAATATTCGTTTCTCTGCATTTATGGTTCCCATATCAGATGGGGCTCCTCCTGCTTCGTCGTTAAGATCACCCATGAAACTTGAGTTGCTAGATGTTGTCGTAAAATCTATCAAAGGTGAAAGCATATCCATTGAGGATTTGTCAATTGGCATATATTTAACAACATTATTCGCATGTAAAAGAATATTTTTGCACCTCGCCGGGCTTCGCTTGATCATAAGATAAAAAATTATACCTAAAAATACAAAAAACGCAATTTGAAAGTATTTCTTGTTTTTCATTATCATTTTTGTATACTTTCCATCGTAATATGTGTTATAAGCAAAAAATGCCACAACTGCTATAATAAATAATTCTAATTTCATAGTTAGTTAATAATACAATATATAATATCATTAGATTATATTATTTTACACCGTGTTTCGCCTTGTTTTGGATTTAGAATTAGAATTTGACTTGGATTTTAAAGAAGATGAACGCGAGGATGATGTTTTTTTTCTTCTTTTTTGAGTTCTTTTTGATGACATGGATTTTCTTTTTGTTTCGGTTTTGGATTTGGTTTCGGTTTTGGTTTTGCTTGACGTAGTGCGCCTTTCTTCAAAATGAACCGTAGACTTTTTATCCGCCTTCAAAAACAAACCGTTCAACTCCTCTAATTTTTCCGACAATTTGTTTGTATCAATGGGAACATAACTGCATTCAATTGCATATAAGACGATGTTTTTAATTTTTTCTATAATTTCAAGTTCGCAATCGCACAATTTATCATAATAGTTGTCCAAACATTCCAGAATGGGCAAATAAGTCATAACAAATCCCCAAACGTCCAAATTTTTAAGAAAGACGTCGTTGAAATATGTCATTTTATCAAATTTGCCGTCTTTTGTGAATTTAAACAGAACATATGAAATATATTCAAATATAAAATAGAACGTGTATTCAAATTCTATGATATCCTTTTTGAACTGTTCTTCAATATTAATTAAACCTCTTTCAAAAAACGCTTTAAAAATATTGTTTAACGACTTTAAATGCCCAGGGCCTCTTTCATTTATCCAAGTTACAACATAATTAATCACAAACGAACGAGTCAAAAAATACGTGGGTTCTTTGTTTTTTTTCAAAAACTCGGTGTACATTTTTGTAAACGTGTCATTAAATAGAACCACCGAAAACGGAACATTAAATTGGAATGGCCTATTTGTTAATGGTTTTGGAATTACGTTTCCGCTTTTAAATGTAGTTGACAACCCCCAATCTATTAATCTGGTTTTCACTCCTCCATTTTCCTGAACTAATATATTAGAGTCTTTTATGTCGCAATGGTATATTTCTTTTTCGTTCATTGGCAAAATCCCCTTTTTCAATAACTCTATTAGAGCGTCGTTCAGCCTGGCTAGCTTCTTATAATTCATCCTAGAATTTTCAATGTAATCTCCGACGTCTACGCCACCATAAGGCATATTTAAAGCTTGCAACTTGTCTAAAGACGAGTTAACGTTGGAAGAATTAATCTTCATCTTTTTCAATGCACTGCATTTCTTATCAAACCGTTCAAGGTCCCCATCGTCTAATTTATCCGGTTCACAAGTTGAAAACCCGTCTACCAAAAAATAGTCTTTGTAATTGGGTATACCTTCTAACATTTTTTTGTATTGTTGAATTCCTTTGAACTCTGTTTTCACGTGTTTTTTTTTCATTAATTTGGTTATGTCGTTTTCATTGCGCTTTTGGCCGACGCATTTAAGTGCTGGTTTAAATATGCACCCGAACCCGCCAGAAGCAATCACTTTTCCGCCTTTTAAATTGTTTGTTGTTGTCTGTGTCGTTGTTGTTGTAGTTGTTGTTGTAGGCGTTGTTGTCGTTTTTGTCATTGTTTATTATGTTGTCTTAAAATAAGTCAAGATAATAATTTTTCTCAAGTTTATTCGTCTTCTTTTCTCTCTCTGAAATAGTTCATCATGTCTTCTTTAAACTCCAATGAAAATTCCTCGGTGGGAATTAATATTCCAAAATCGTCGTACGTTAAATGTTTAATGGGGGAAAACTCGCGGTTAATTAGAATCTGCCATCTCTCTGTGTATTGCCTATTTTTCTTAGATCCGTGGTAATAATGGCGAATAACACCAGGCGTATAACCTAAACGCAGTGATTTGGCCTTGTCTTGAAACTCTAACATACTATTATTATAGTCTTCATTGTAATTCTCATTATTCATATGCTGACATTTATTAATGAAAGAGAGAGCCATTATATTATCGCCCGAACCCAAGACTCCTTTGTCGTATAGACCGCCTATTTTTTTATAAGCTTTTCTAGTCATCGCCCACGCATAACCCGGATGCCAATAGTCGTTTCCTCTTGCCGTGTATTTTTTATTTTTTGAGAAACTGTATCCAAAGCTGTTGAATATGGATAAGTTTGATTTATCTTTCGCCATATCAATGCAATGACTGAATATTTGAACTACATCTTTGCAGCCATTTAATATTTTTAACGTGTCTAATGCCCACGAATTGTTTTCAAACTCAACGTCGGCGTCTATCCAAGCAAAGGCTTTCCACTTCTTGGGCAATAAATGTTTGACGCCCAAGTTAACCATGTTTTCCTTGTGCCAAATTGGAAAATCGGTTCTAATTTGCAAATGATTCTTATTTTTTTTATCAGTAATTATAAATTTTTGATTTTTATAAGCCAACTCTACAATAAATAAATTAACATGTTCTTCCTCCTCCTCTATTCTTTTGACAAATTCCTTTAGTAAAATATATCTAGTCGCGTATAAACACGGATTTGAAATAACTATAATGACATTTAACTTGTCTTCAATTGGATCATTGTTTTTTATAGCATACTTTATATCATTTACTTTGTAGTCTATATAATCTATTTCAATTCCATTAATAATTGTCATTTTATAATAATGCTAAAATAATTTTCAGATTTATCGCAAATTTTGTTTTGAGAGTTTGTTATTTATTGTAGAAATGCACGATGACCCCAATAAAAATGACAATCAATACAAAATAAATAATCTTATTTTTCATTCTATAATATTCTCTCATTTTCAAATCATTTGGTTTATACTGTTCATAATAATACTCATAAAATTTGCTAAGAGATATTGTCGGTTTTTCCAGCTTCTGATTTATTTTATTGTGTATAAAATGCATCCAACGTATAAATGCATCGCGAGAGTCTAAATACGGAGATACCGGATATTGGTCTAACAATTGGCTAAAATAAGTGGCAATATTTTCAATCGGTATAAACATGGGAAAGTTGTGAATAAAGTCGTAGTATTTTTTTTTTGTAATTGTATTGGGTCTGTGCGGATAACACATAGCAACTGTGTGTAAAAAAAACCAATAATGTGGCCCCCATACTTTCGGATCCAATCCCATTTGAATAAAATAATATTAAAAGATAATTGTTTAAACATAAATCGCAAATAAATGCTAGTCATAGAACAAATGAATAAAACAAATGTATGCAACAATTGTGGAAAACATGGGCATTTATTTCATCAGTGCAAACTACCAATAACAAGTTATGGAATTATATTGTTTAGACCAAGCGAAAAAGGCGTGCAGTATTTGATGATACGAAGAAAAGACAGTTTTGGATATATTGACCTTATTAGAGGCAAATATTCTTCTTATAACGTGGAACAAATACAAAAGAGCGTTGATGAAATGTCAACTAGTGAAAAGGAGCGTCTAAAAACCGAGCCGTTTGATAATTTATGGAAAATGTTATGGGGTGACAATAATGGAATACAATATAGAGGAGAAGAAACTGCTTCGTCAAAGAAGTTTGAAATAATAAAAAATGGAATCCAAGTAAATGGTGATACCGCGGATAAAATTACATTATCGGATATTATTGAAAATAGCAAAACGGATTGGTGCGAAACTGAATGGGAGTTTCCAAAGGGGCGACGCAATTTTCAAGAAAAAGATTTAGAATGCGCTTTGAGAGAATTTGAAGAAGAAACTGGATATTCAAGCAAGGATATAACTGTTATAGATAATTTGCTGCCATTTGAAGAGATATTTATTGGTTCAAATCACAAGTCTTATAAGCACAAGTATTTTTTGGCGTATATGAATGAACAAGTTGACAATCTTCAAAACTATCAAAAGACAGAGGTTAGCAAATTGGAGTGGAAAACTATAAAAGAATGTTTAGAGGCAATCAGACCGTATAATTTAGAGAAAAAACAATTAATAACGAATATAAATAAAGTTTTACAAGAATATAGATTATATTCGTAATATATAATAAGACAATATGAGCACACGAAACAAAGAAAAAAAAGCGGGACCCAGAAAATCAAGTAAAAAAACGATCGTTTTAATTTCAGAGGAGGATGGTGCAAATGAAATGGAAAAAATGCAAACTGAATTTAAAATGAATCATTGCGATTCTTCTGGAAATGAATATGATGCAAAGTGTAATAAGTTTGTTCTTAAAAAGGAATTAATAGAGAGAAAAGAATTGGCGAAGAATCCGGAAGAAGACGATTATCTGTACCCCAGTTTAAATGACCCCAATTTTATTGTAAAGATTGCCGAAAAGAAGGAGTTTAGTGACACGAGATATGACGGAGAAATTCACGAGATTAAAAAGCGTGCGACTATATTGGATAACGCGGAATTTGAATTGGCCCCTCATCAGGCCTTTGTCAGGAACTTTCTCTCTTTCCAAACTCCTTACAATAGTCTTTTGCTGTATCACAATTTGGGCACGGGGAAAACATGTACAGCAATTGGTGTGTGCGAAGAGCAGCGAGATTATTTAAAACAAGTGGGAATATCCAAAAGAATCATTGTAGTTGCTTCACCAAACGTTCAAGACAATTTTAGATTACAGCTGTTTGACGAGAGAAAGTTGAAATTAATTGATGGATTGTGGAATATTCGTGGGTGCATTGGAAATAAATTTTTAAAGGAGATAAATCCAATGAATATGAAGGGGCTTACGAAAGATCGCGTTGTTAGCCAAATAAAAAATATTATTAACACGTCCTATTTATTTTTGGGTTACATTGAATTCGCCAATTATATTGAGAAAACAAAGGAAGTAAAAGGGTCGTTCAAGGATGAAGACGACAGACGCGTAAAAATGATACGCAATTTGAAATACGAATTTGACAATAGGTTGATTGTCATTGACGAGATTCATAATGTTCGTGTTGCGGATGAGAATAAGAATAAAAAAGTGGCGCTTCAACTCTTAGATTTGGTAAAATCCGCGTCAAATATGCGTTTGTTGTTATTGTCTGCGACTCCAATGTATAATAGCTATAAAGAGATCATTTGGTTGTTGAATTTAATGAATTTGAATGACCGAAGAGCCACTATTGAAATTAAAGACGTGTTTGATAAAGACGGAAAATTAAAAAAGGGTCCCAATGGAGAAGAAGAGGGGAAGGAATTGCTGATAAGAAAGGCCACAGGATACGTCTCTTTTGTTAGAGGAGAGAACCCATATATATTTCCCTTTAGAGTTTACCCTTCTGTTTTCTCTCCCGAGTCAACATTATCAGACATGAAATACCCAAAATATCAGATGAATGGCAAGAAAATATTGGAAGAAGACGCCATAAATGTTCTTAAAACGACTATATATTTGACGAATATTGGAAAGTATCAATCGCTCGGATACAAGTTTGTACTTGACAGTTTAAGAAAGAAAAAGATTAGCACAACAACAAAAACGGGGGTTGTTAGAGAGATGCCTAGTTTTGAAAACATGGAGGCGTTTGGTTATACGTTGTTGCAGGTTCCTCTTGAAGCGTTAAATATTGTTTATCCTATAGACGGGTTAGAATCTGCTGTTGAGAAAATTGAGCCAATATCTAGATTATCTTCAAGCGAAGAAGAAGAAAACGAACCCGTCGCTCCATTACCAGTTTACAAGGGAAAACAATTAAAAACCTTATTGGAGCCTAGCGAAGAGGGTACAAAACGAATAAAACTAACGAGAAGAGCGTCAAGTGAAAAATCAATAACTTCTTATAAAGGAGGCGACTCGTCGTCATCTTCAGACGATAATCAAATTTATATTACAGCCAATGATTTAACGGGTAAGAAAGGGTTGGATAGAGTTATGGAGTTTATTGATAGCAAAACACCCCCAGAAAAAGGCTCTTTTGAATATAAGAAGTGGATATTAGATAAAGATTTGCGAGTTTTCTCTCCTGGAAAGATCGGAGATTATAGCTCTAAAATAAAATCAGTTTGCAATAGCATTGTTTCAGAAGACGGCAAAGTATCTGACGGAATAATACTAATTTATTCTCAGTACATTGATGGTGGTTTGATACCTATTGCGCTGGCTTTAGAAGAAATGGGTTTTACTAGATACGGTGAAGGAGCGAAATCTCTTTTCAAGACGCCTCCAACTGAACAAGTTGATGCTAGAACAATGAAACCAAGAGAGAACAAAAAAGACAGTTTCATGTCGGCAAAATATATTATGATTACCGGCGACCCAAGATTATCTCCAAATAATGATTTTGAAGTAAAGGCGGTTACAAACGATGACAACAAAGATGGGCATAAAATTAAAGTTGTATTAATTTCACAAGCGGGTTCAGAAGGCGTTGATTTCAAATGTTTGCGTCAAGTTCACATTATTGATCCTTGGTACAACATGAATAGAATTGAACAGATTATTGGGCGCGGAGTTCGCAACTCAAGTCACAAGAATTTACCCTTTGAAAAACGCAATGTGGAACTATTTATTTACGGAACTATTTTGGAAAACAATGAAGAAGAGGCCGCCGATTTATACGTTTATAGACTCGCTGAATATAAAGCGATTCAAATGGGAGAAGTAAGCAGAGTTTTAAAACAAACCGCAGTTGATTGCATAATTAACGACGAACAGACAAATTTTACTCAGGAAAATATTGCGAAGGAAACCAATGATAAAGTTGAACAGATTCTCTCTAATGGAATGGTTATAAAAGATTTTAAAGTGGGAGACGTTGAATATTCCGCTTCTTGCGATTATATGGCTACGTGCGAATATAAATGCAATCCTGACAAAAAGATTTCTTATGAAGACGCGAGAGAAGACACTTACAACGAGACATTTATTATGATGAACTCTGAAAAAATTATTCAAAAAATTAAAAATTTATTTAGCGATAAAATGGATGGGAAATTCTTTTTCAAAAAGTCGGAACTAATGCGTAGAATTAATTCGCCGAAGCCGTATCCAATAGTTCAAATATATGCGGCTTTAACACAATTAATAGAAGACGCGACTGAACCAATACTGGATAAATACGGTAGGACTGGGCATTTGGTTAATATTGGAGACTATTATTTGTTTCAACCCAGTGAATTAAACGACACTGGAATTTCTATATTTGAAAGATCCGTTCCGATAGATTATAAACACAGCGTTGTAAACTTTGAAGTGAAACCCGATTTATTAAAAGGAGAAGAACAAAAAGGCAACAACAAAGAAAAAGACAACAACAAAGAAAAAGACAACAACAAAGAAAAAGAAAAAGATGAAAAAGATAAAAAAGAGGAAGAAAAAGAGAAAGAAAATCATTTTGCCGTCGGTGAATTGAGCGAAATGAAGGAGCAATTTGATTTAGCTTTGAATTTTTCAAATAGTTCAGATTCCGTTGAAAGAGGAGACGACGATTGGTATAAACATTGCGGTGTTACCATTAGAAAATTAGTGAAAAACGGAATAATGACAAACGCCGACGCGACACAATATTTAGCTGAACACATAGTTGATATGTTGATGTATAATGATAAACTCCAATTGTTAAATTATATATATTCTATTGGCGAGTTTAAAGAAAAAACCTTTGAATACTATGTGAAAAAATATTTTGATTCAAAAATTGTAAGAACGAAGCGCGTTACGAGCGTAATATTGTTTCATGGAGAAAAAATCCACGTAATGTTGCTCAAAGGCAAGTCATGGGTCAAAGCCGAGGCAGAGGATGAGAGAGAAGTTGCTATTGCTACTGCGGAAAATTCTGATTTTACAAAGTACGAAGTGAACAATTTAATCGGATTTATTGGGGTTGATGTTAAAAATAGGTACATGGTGTTTAAAGTAAAAGATATGGAAGCCAAGAGAAATACAGGTGCGAGATGTGACGAATCATTAAAATCCAGAAAAATTGTTATATTAAAAGCACTTCTTGGTGAAGCCGCGTTTGAAAAATATACAAATGGAACAACCAAAGGAATGGTTCAGCCAGAGTTGTGTTCATTGGAAGAATTGTTGTTCAGACACTATAATAAAATTAAAAGGAATGAAAAGATGTGGTTTTTTGATTTTGAAACCGCAATGTTGGCCAAAAAAGAACTCAAAATATAGAAGACGTGGTCTTGTTCGCTCAATAAATTAAAAATTGAAAAGAATAATAAAAAGATATTTCTATAATATAATATGGAAGCTCTTGCAAAACCCAAGTATAGAAAGAAACAACAAGTAGAAAATAATATTTATACGAGGTCACTAATAACTCGCAGTATATCTATACCAATTGTTAGTGTGGGCAAGAATATTCAGGAAACCATTGAAAAGTACATCGCTCTTAATTATGAGGGAAAATGCGTTGTTGAAGGGTTTATTAAGCCAGGATCGTGCAAAATAATGACGCATTCAAGCGGGTTGGTGAGGAGTACAAATATTATATTTGAGGTCGCGTTTGAGTGTTATGTGTGTTGCCCGGTTGAAGGCATGCTTGTTCAGTGCGTTGCAAAAAATATTACAAAGGCTGGAATTAGAGCCGAAAGCTCGGATGAAACGCCGTCTCCGATAGTTGTGTTTGTTGCGCGAGATCATCACTATATGATGCAATATTTCTCAACAATTGAGGAAGGCGCAAAGTTTACTGCTCGCGTTGTTGGACAACGCTTTGAATTGAATGACAAGTACGTGTCTATAATTGCTGAATTGGTTGAGCCCAAGAAGGATTATTCAACAATGGGAATGAATAAGGAGCATTCCAAGCCAAAGTTAGTGATAGAGGACGATTAAACGCCAATTGTGATGCGAATTTTATCCATTGATTATTATTGTATTTTTTATTTTTCTCATTCATTAAAGTAAATTACAAAAATTCACTAATGTATCGCACCACATAATTATCTTGAAACACTTTTCTAATTGGAGAAAACTTGGTTACCTTCTTTTTAATGTTTACTTTGTTATAAAGGTCAATAATAAAGATAAACTTTTCTAATGTTGCAACACATGAATGCGATTTAAGGTAGGATAATTCTACTGGGTGAATTCTTATACAAACATAATGACTGGTTGAGTTTAATGAATATTTAGTTGTACGATAGTTATTATTATTTTCAAGAGTTATACTACAACTATAAAGTTGGTCATTGATATTATTGCCCCACAACGTAGTTGAAAATTTATCACTCCACAATGTAAATGTTGTTTCACCATTAGTAAAAATCATTTTACCATCTTTTCTTTTGATAAATTTATAATATTTATTGACAAACTTTCTAATTTTTTTAGGACAACTATAATTAGCGATTTCAAATAAATAGTTATCATTTGCAGTAAGTCTTGTCATTGTTGTTTTTTCTATTCATTAAAAAATTTGCATTACTAATTAATTCAATTTTTTTAGCAATTCATATCATTTTTGAAAAAAAATTAAAAACAAAAAAAACAAAAAAACAAAATAAAAATTGAAAAAGTATTATAATTTTTTAAATTAAAGAAAACCAGAAAACCAGAAAACCAACATCTAAAATAAAATGTCGCACGTTCTCAGAAGTTTGTTGCCCGTTCACTGTGTTGATATTGTGAAAGAATATACAGGCGAAGGCTGCTGGAGAAATGGAAAATATATCAACATTCATCGCATACAAAAAAACGATGGCAGATACGAAATGTTGAGAAAAAAACCTAGGATCAAGCAACTTTGTTACGATAGCACGAGCGGTTTAATGGCTGGTTGTGCGTGGTTTAAATTGCTCACGGGAAAATTCATTGTAATAAATGTTATGCATGGAAAAATTTGGAATGGAACATATTATGAGGTTAGAGATTTGTGGGAAATGAATTACAATCAAGTCAAGGTGAGACACCTTATTCTATAATTGAAAAAGAAGACAAAAAATTTGTATTCTATGTACAAATGTATTTTTTCTTGTAAAAATGTATTTAAACACAATCCAAGAATAACGTTATAATAAAACCAATGCAAACTGAAGTATTGGAGACAAGTTATTCAACATCTGAATTAGAAACCATACGCCAAAAGGTTGAATCCATGCCAAAATTTAATCAGGTTGAGATTTTGCGCATATTGAGTAAAAACGAAACGGTAACATTAAATGAAAACAAGTATGGAACCTTCATTAATTTGACTGAATTGCCAAATGACATTATTGAAAATCTAAAGGAGTATATTAATTACGTAAATACACAAGAATACCACTTGAACTTTCTGGAAAAGCAGAAAGAAGATTTCAAGAATATATACTTCACAAAAGATAATAAAGATAATTCAGTTAAAAATAAATATGCTTAGCGAAAAACAAGACGATTATAATCATGTATTAAATAAATTACAAGATTATATGTTAACCGGAAAAACATTGGCCAGAACGTTTTATCAACAACCCATAGAAAATAACACTACCGTAGGTCAACGAGATAAGCAACCCAAAGAAAATAAAACTACGCCAAAGAAAATAAACAATCAAGAAGTGGAAAGATTCTTTTTTCCGAAAGAAAAAGATCAACTATTCTGGTGTTTTTTTATTATTCAAAATGGGTTTGAAAAATACGAGTATCCTGGAACAACTTCCTTTGTAAACGAAAAATCAGAAAAGTTCAAGTGCATTGAACATTTGCGCGCGGCAAAGCAACAACTGAAAACAAAAAAAATCAAAAATATAAAAGAAGACGTTGAAGACGAGCTCGCGAATAAACAAATCATTGGGATGAAAACGTTCATAGCTCTTTGCATTGCAAATAACGTTAATATTATGTACATTCACAAACGCAAATGTTTTGAAATTTTGTTTGACGACCAATCTCCAACTTTTGTCGTTCACTGCATTAATAATGATGATTCTTCTGCGAAAAAATATTGTTACGAGCAAAATGCGTCAAAAGAACAAGTGGAAAAATATAGAACAGAGTATTTTAATTGGGAAAGTGTTGA